AATAAGGCTTATCGTGAGGGCAATCCTCAAATATCAGATGTTGATTACGACCACATGGTTGAAACTCTGAGAGTAAACAGTCCGGAGGACGAGTTCTTCAAGAAAGGTATCGTAGAGGAAGCCACCGACCGTATGGAGCCGTTGCCTGTCCCTATGTACAGCCTCGAAAAAATCAAGACAATCAAGGACTTCCGCAAATGGTTACAGAAGATGTTTGCTGCAGGTTGTAAGGAGATTGTCGCCACTCCTAAATTTGACGGAATAAGCCTTGTCGTTGATGAAGACGATAAGAGAGCGTGGACTCGTGGTGATGGTGTAGAAGGACAGTTGTCAACGAAACACTTCGACCGTATGTTCAATGGCGAGGGCGAGCATCCGGAACCACACCTTATGCACACGTGGGGCGAGGCTATCATGAAGAAGAAGACCTTTGCCCACCTCAAGGACAACCAAGCCGACTTCGCCTATAAGAACGCTCGTAATATGGTTGCCGGAATATTCAACTCTCCGGACGGCTGGAACAACCGCTTCATGGCGAATGTGGACTTCGTGCGTTATGGTTCTGACCTTACAGGCGACAAGTCAAGCGTTCTTGATGAACTGAAAAGAACGTTCCATAATGTTACTCCGTTCGTGAGTTTCTACATTGAGGAGATAATGGAACTTGACGATGAGGAAATGAACCTGTTGCTTGATGAAGAACTTCATGACAGGTTTGACGCTGAATACAATATTGATGGTGTGGTGATAGAAGTTGATGAAGAAAGCGTCCGTGAACAACTGGGACGGCTTCCTAATGGAAATCCTGCCTATGCTATTGCGTTCAAGAAGGAAGAGTGGTGTGACGTGTACCAGACAAAGGTTATCAGTATAGAAAAGGGAATAGGGAAGACAGGTGTTCTGAACCCTGTAATCATCATCGAACCCGTTGAGATTAACGGAGCAACCGTATCCCGAGCCACAGCGTATAATGCAGCCTACCTGATTGACCAGCATATCTGTGAGGGAGCGTTCATCGAAGTAACACGTGGTGGAGACGTTATCCCTAAACACTTGAAGACGATTGAATATAACGAGAATGCGTACACTGATATGATGGACGACCTTGTTATTTGTCCGTCCTGTGGTGAACCGCTTAAATGGAACGAAACGCACGTTGACCTTGTATGCTCAAATGAGTCGTGCAAGGAAAGAGTAATTTCTGGTATGGTATATTTCTTCCGCACGATGGGTTGCGAACAGTTTGAGGAACCTACGATACGTCGTTTGTACGGACATGGCTATAAGACGATAGACACAATTCTTGAATCACACGTTGCGGAGTTCCAGAACCTGTTAGGGAAGTCAAAGGGGAAGACTGTTTCAAGTCAGATTGACAAGGTTCTTTCCGGAGTACCGCTGGCTCGTTACCTAACAGCCATAAATGTATTTGACGGAAAGATTGCTGAGGCGACCTGTCAGAAAATCTTAGACGGTTTGAACGGGGAAACGGTTGAGAGGCTGCGTGACCCAAATAGTTATGCGCTCACTGCGGAGTCTGCGGTCGCTCTAAAGCACGAATGTGAACTTATTCCGGGAATAGGTGAGGTGCTGACTTTGACGTTCGTAAAGGGGTTAAAAACGTATCTTTCGAGGGGAAAGGACAGAAGAGTCGTTATTACTTATGTACAGTCACCAAAGGTTGAGACTCCTGATGGGGTCGAACAAATGTTTGTCTGCATGACAGGGTTCCGGAATAAGGAACTTGAAAAGGCTCTTCAGGCTCAGGGGCACGTGGTGTTGAACGGTGTTACCAAAGAATGTACAGTTCTCGTGGTAGCCGACATCAACTCAACTTCCTCTAAGATGAAGACCGCTAAACAAAGAGGACTTCGTATCGTAACGAGAGAAGATTTTGAAAATGAGATATTGTGATGGAATAGGACATATTTATTGCATATGCTGTCTGGCTAATGGGAAACTTTACATTGGTCAGACAGTGAAGTCGATTGAGAAACGATTCAAAGAACATAAACAGGCTGCGAAACGTGGAGTTCCTTACAGGCTTTATTCAGCCATGAGGAAGTACGGTGTTGAGAACTTTACGATTGAGGAAATTATTCAGGTATCGGCACCCAATAGACAGGCTCTGAAAGCAAAACTTTGTTACATTGAGGAGCGTCTAATTAAAAGGCTTCAAACTAAAGAATTTGGATACAATTCAACGGATGGTGGGGATGGAGCGGTTGGAACTGTATGGACAGAAGAACGTCGTGCAAAAGCAAGGGAGGCTGCAAAGATTCACTTTGCTAAATATTGGGGACACAAACATTCTGAAGAATCAAGGAGAAAAATATCCGAATCAAATAAAGGAAGGCTTCCTTCAATGAAAGGTAAACATCTTTCAGAAGAAGCTAAACAAAAGATTTCTAAAGCAAATTCTGGTCATATTGGAGCATTTCGTGGGGAAACTCTTTCGAAAGAACATCGTAGAAAAATTAGTGAATCTAAGAAAGGGGTGAAGCGGAAAGAGTTTTCAGATGAATGGAAAAAGAAACTTTCAGAATCACATAAAGGAGAGAAAAATCATTTCTTTGGAAAGAAACATTCCGAGGAAACAAGAAAGAAAATGTCTGAAGCGAAAAGGAGGAATCGTTATGAGATATTGGTATAGAGACCATGATTGGTGGTACATTGGCTTTTCCTACGATGCTTCACTGGTGGCTTCTGTAAAGAAGTTCGCTGGTGCGGGATACAATCCCCAAAACAGGGAGTGGTACATTCCGTTCTCACTTGTCACGGTGAACCCGTTGAAGAAGTGGCTTGAGGAGAACGGATTCAAGGAGGGCATGAACTACGTTCCCTCTCGTCGGGTGATTGATTATGAGGAACCCGAAGAGGTGATAACAGCGGAGGAAGTTGAGCAAGCCTGTAAGGAGATAGGAATGAAGCGAATTCCCCGTCCCTATCAGTGTGAGGGAGTTGCCTATATGATTAATCACGGGAACTGTATCAATGGGGATGATTGTGGGTTGGGTAAGACAGCCCAGACGATTATTATCATTGAACTACTCGGAGCGTTTCCGGCTCTGATAGTTACCCCAGCGTCCGTGAAGTACAACTGGAAGAAGGAATGGGCGAAGTGGATGCCTGACCGAAAAGTAGGTGTAATCGAAAGGAAGCGAAAGTTCGACCCTGCCGTATGGGACAGCGATGTTGTGATTATCAATTACGATGTGCTCGGGGAACGTAACATGGAGAAGCCGACTGCCAAGTTCAAGGAACTACTCAAGAAGTATTGGGGAGCCTGTGCCTTGGACGAGATACACTTCTTGAAGTCTGAAAAGGCTCTTCGAACCAAGATGGCGAAGAAGATAACCAAGCGAATAGAACACGTATGGGGATTGACAGGTACGCTGACTCAGAATAAGCCAGCCGACCTTATACAGCCGTTCAAGATAATTAGACGGTTTGATGACATCTTCGGTGATACGTTGGAGTTCAAGTTTCGTTACTGTAACGGGAAACAAACCGCATACGGGTTCGACGACAGTGGGTTCAGTAACCTCGAGGAACTTCATGAACTGTTACGAATGGGCGGTTACATACGACGGAATAAGAGGGACGTTCTTGAGGAACTCCCACCGCTGGTAGAGCAAACAGTTGACGTTCCTATTGTGAATCTCAAGGAGTACAGGCGAGCCGAGTCAGACCTGTTAGCGTATCTTGAGAAGATAGACATCGAGAAGGCAAACAATGCCGTGAACGCTCCTCACCTTGTAATGATTAACACGTTGAAATCCCTGTCGGTGAAAGGGAAGTTGCCGTTCATGCAATCGTATATCAAGGATTGGTTAGAGGCGAATGAAGACGAACAGTTAGTGGTCTTTGGTGTACACCGTGAACCGCTCCAGGAACTGGCGAAATACTTTAAGGCTCCGATAATACAGGGTGGGGTCTCGGCTGATAAGAAGCAACAAATCGTGAACGAGTTTTCACAGAGGAAACATCGGTTACTCTTTGCGAACATTCAGTCGGCTGGTACAGGTACAGACGGTCTTCAGGACAACTGCTCGAACCTCTTCTACATTGAACTGCCTGACAAGTCAACCGACCTGGAACAAACGAATAGCCGTCTTGAGCGAATGGGGCAAAAGAATAGTATAAATATCACCTACCTATTATCACCCGACACGATAGACGTTGAAATGAGAGAAACCGTTAAGGATAAGAGCCTTATAACAGGGGTGGTGAACAGGGGGCAAAGCGAGAATGAACTATTGGCAAGGAAATTCTTACAAAAACATCTGAAATGACGGAAACTCGAGCCATCGGGAGACGTTATGTAATTATCAAATAATTTAGTGATAACAATGGACAAAATTCAATTCAAAGCAAAGTTCTTCGGTACGAAAGAACGTAAAGGACAAATCAAGAAACATGCAGAATTCGTTATGGCTGTCAGTGAAGACAAAGTTGAGGATGCTCTCCGGTTACAGGGGTGGCAAACCATACACGGCTTAAAGATAAGAAAGGTTGAGTGATATGGTTCCAAAAGAAAGGATTAACATAACAATATTCACCGACGGAAGTTGTAACGCAAAGAGCGACCGAAAATTAGGTGGGTTCGGGGTGTACATTCCTTATGGAAATCAGGAGATACACCTGAGAAGAGGTTTTTGGAACACGACGACCTCCCGTATGGAGATGAAAGCGTTGCTGGCAGCGATACAGATGATAGACCCAGACGTCTATACAAAGGTTCATGTCGTAGCCGACAGCGAGTTCGTGGTGAATGCTTTCAAGAAGTCCCTACTTTCACAATGGCGAGCCAACGGGTGGTGGGGAGTTAAAAATCCTGAACTTTGGAAAGAAATCCTGAAAGAAATTGAAAGCCGTCGAAAGATGGTGTTCGGTATATCACACATCAATGGACACGGGAAAGACCTGTCCGACCCGTTGGTTTACGGTAATGCCTGTGCGGACGCTCTGGCGAATTATAAGACGCAAGACAGTTACGTTCAGGATAGACCGCTCGAGGGGTTCAGTTGGTTTCATTATGATGGTTCTGACTGTGTGTTTCCGGAAAAGACTGAAAAATTTGAGGAGTTGAACCAAGTGGGTGGAGACGTGAACATTATAGGCGATTGCTTCTACGCAAATGAAGAGGAGTTGTTTGAACGGGTTAATGGAACATACCTGTTTGAGCCGTATTATAATGGGCAATTGGACATCGATTATAAAGTAGAAAAGATTTAGTATATGGCGAAATTAGATGAGTATAAACAAGCGATAGTTGACGAATACCAAAGTACGAACAGGAACATTTTTGTCAGTGCAACGGCAGGGAGTGGAAAGACATTTACTCTCTGTAAGTTAGCGGAGATAACTCCTCCTATAAAGAGTTCAATATTCTTGGCGTTCAATAAGTCAATCGCAGAGGAGTTGGGTCAGCGACTCCCAAGAACCGTAAAGGCTTCCACCCTACATTCGTGTGCGTTGTCAAGTCTGTGTAAAGCGTTCAGCCTGAATTTTGCACTGTCGGATTCAAAGAACTTCAATCTGGCAAAAGAGAAGATGAACTTCAAAGGGGTTCACTCGAAGCGTATTCCGGGAATGATAATGAAGATATGCAGGCTCTACGACCTCATGCGTTTTAACCTCGTACAAGACGATGTAGAGGCAATAATATCACTGGGGGAGAGGTACGGTGAGGAGGCTGACGAAAATCTCGCTAAGAGAGCAATAGAACTCCGTATGCTCAATAAAAAGATTGCTGATAATTACTTCCTAAAAGGTGGGTCGGGGAAACTTCCTATGGACTTCACTGATATGTTATACTATGCGACTCAATACGTTCATCGGGATGACTTCAAACAGTACAATGTCGTTATGCTTGACGAGTGTCAGGATATCAGCCCATTACAGTTTGAAGTCGTGAAGATGTGCAAGACACCACGAGGTCGCCTGATAGCAGTAGGGGATGAAAAGCAATCAATCTATTCATTCATGGGGAGTAATCTTGACTCATTACAGGCTATCAAGAACGCTCCTAATACAGTGACGTTGCCTTTGTCAATGACATACCGTTGTGCCCAGGATATAGTTGCCGAAGCCTGTAAAGTGTTCCCCGATGGCATAGTGGCTGCTCCTGGAGCGGTTAAAGGGTTCGTTGGGGACGGTACATTCAAGGACGCTCAGGAAGGTGACTTCATTCTGTGCCGGAATAACGCTCCGTTGGTTGACGCTTTCATTACCCTGTTACGACAGGGGAAGAAGTGTACAATTCTTGGGAAGGAATTCGGTGATGAACTTGTATCACTTATAGACAGCGTTGAGGACGTATGGGGACTCGAACAGGTTCTTGAGAACATGATAAGTAAGTTGCAGAAGAAGGGAGTTAAGAGCCCAACCAAGTGTGAGGCATACGACAAGTTGAATGAGAAAGTGAATGTTTTGTTGAGCCTGTACGAATATTTCGGTGATTTGGAAACCGTGCGCTCCCGGATTTACGATATATTTGTAGAGAACGCCAGTCGTGGTATCACGCTGTCGACCATTCACAAAAGTAAGGGGTTGGAAGCGGATAGAATATTCTTTCTTCAGCCGGAACTCCTACCAAGTAAGTATGCGACAACTGAACTGGCTTTATATGCTGAAAAGTGTCTCCAATTCGTGGCTATAACACGTGCGAGAAAGAGTTTAATATATTGTTAAATAATTTGAATTATGGAAGAAGTAAAGAAACAGACCCCAATCGACCTGTATCTGATGGTTCCTCATCAGGTGTACGAGGGTGGTAAACAGTCAGTGAAAGTCTGTCTGTTAGCGTGCAAGAAGATTAAGGCTTTCGCAGGATTTCTACCTACGAAAGAAATTCTTGAAACTCATTTCCAGGCTGAACGGGTTCGCATTGAAATGGCGAAGCAGGAATCCGGGAATGAGAACACGTACCGACCTCAACCCTTGTATCTTGAAGTAGAAAGTAGTATATTTGCGTCTATTGTTTCGGAAGCCAGAGCGAAAGACAAAGCGTTGGGAACCCCTGATGTGCTCGCTTTGACGCTGGGTTCGTCGATGCCGTGCTGCATTATAGCAGAACGCAAGGAAGAACCCGCACTGAAGCCCAAAACAGTTCGTAAAAAGAGAACCAAGAAAATTGAAGAGAAACATGATTGAAAAGGACAGTCGACCAGTGGTCGGGGAATACGTGTTTTTGAGCAAGTATTCCCAAACCCATGATGGGAAAAAGGAAACATGGCAGGAAGCCGTGAACAGAGTAATGGATATGCACTTGAAACGCTATTCCGGTATGGTGAAGCCTGAAGACGAGGCTGAGTTCAGTAAGATGTTTGCTCACGCATACAGCCTGTATTCCGAGCAACGTGTATTGGGAGCCCAGCGTGCGTTACAGTATGGTGGAGAATTGATGTTAGAGAAGCACGCTCGCTTCTATAACTGTTCTTCTACCTACGTTGACCGTGTACGGGTATTCGAGGAAATCATGTATCTGTTGCTCTGTGGTGCTGGGACAGGTTACAGCGTTCAGCACGTTCACACGGATAGACTTCCTGTGCCCAAAGGATTTGATAATTCAAAACAGGCTGAGAAATTCGTGATACCTGATACGATTGAGGGGTGGGCAGAGGCTGTTGGTAAGATGATGACCGCTTACTATTATGGTGGTGCGGACATTGAGTTTGACTATTCAGCAATCCGCCCGAAAGGTGCATACATCAGAGGGGGATTCAAGGCTCCTGGACCCGAACCGTTGCGTCAGGCGATAGAGAAGTGCCACCACATCATTACACGTATTAAAGGACGGAAATTGAGACCGTTTGAACTTCACTATCTTATCTGTATCTGTGCGAACAGCGTGGTGACAGGGGGTGTGCGTCGTTCAGCGATGATAAGTATCTTTGACGCTGACGATGCTGAAATGGCTGCGTGCAAAACAGGTAACTGGATAGCAACGATGCCGGAACTGTGCCGGAGTAACAATTCAGCAGCCATCCTACCTGATACACCGAAGGAAGTGTTTGACAGTATTTACGAGAATACCAAGTTGTATGGGGAGCCAGGATTTGTATTCATCGACTCTCCGTGGTTTGTATTCAACCCCTGTGGAGAGGTAGGTATGTTCCCGCAAATCAAAGACGAGAACGGTGATTATCATACGGGTTGGGGATTCTGTAATCTTGCGGAAATCAATGGTGGTAAAGTAAAGACAGTTGAGGATTTCTATGCTGCCTGTGAAGCAGCCTCCACTATCTGTACGTTGCAGGCTGGTTACACGAATTTCCGTGTGCTTGAGAAATGGTCACAGTTGATAGCGGAGCGAGACGCTCTTATTGGTGTGGGCATTACGGGTCTCTGTGAGAACCCTGCTATCCTGTTCGACCCAGAAGTACAGAAGCGTGGTGCTCAAATCGTTGTAGAGACCAACAAGAAGATTGCACGAATGATAGGTATCAACGAGGCTGCACGGTGTACAGTTGTGAAGCC